GATCACTCCTAAGCAACTCACTTCATTCATCCAGCGTTTCAAAGACTCAGGAGAGAACGTAGATGCCATTGTAATCGATTACGTCAATCTGTTGCATTCGACTGTAGGAAGCAACTCCTACGAGCGTGTGAAATACATCTGTGAGCAAGTGCGGGCCATGAGCTACATTTTCAAATGTCCGATCATTTCAGCGACTCAGTTGAACCGTTCGGCATACAATACAAACAATCCCGGTATGGAAGGTTTGTCAGAATCGATCGGATTGGCTGCGACTGCTGATATTATCCTTTCGATCTTCCAAAATGAAGAAGATCAAGAGCTTAATTTGATTCGATTGGGTATGATGAAGAATCGATTTGGACCTAGAGGAGGTATTCAGCCTATGAATATCGATTACACCACACTGACAATCACACAATCCAGTGAAGAAGAGGAATTTATGAATGAAGAAGAGATTTCTTTACTTGAAAAATTTGCAAAATGATGTAGTTATGTAAATGAAAGTATTTCTATGGACCAATAATGATTTGGATGGAGTGGGCTCCGCTATTTTGCTGGGCAACGTGTTTCAAAACTTCGAATATGAATCAATATTCTTCGGAGATTTCATGCAAAAATTTCCAGATTGGTATGATGAAAATAGAAACAACTATGATAAAATCTTTGTTGTCGGAATTCCGTTGGAACAGAGCTTGATCAACAAGACTGACGATAAAAAATTAATCTTCATTTCAGACAAAAAAGAAGAATTGACAACAGTAGAATCCAAATTGATTAGCGAAGATTCTACGTCCTGTTCAAAAATGATCTACAAAATATTCAAGTCTAAATTCGACTTTCCATCTGAAGTCAAAAAGTTTATTGCGTATGTAAATGATTACAATAGCTATGAATTGAAAACTAAAGAAGCTAAAATCTTAAACGGTTTGTTTAGAAAAAGCGGAAGCCGTAAGTTTTACAACTTTGTCAATCGTTTTTGGGGAGGTGTTAATCAATTCACAGAAGCTGAATTGAAACTAGCAGGATCATTTTACAAAGAATTGAATGCAGAAATGGAAAATCTGAGTTTGTTCTCTGGAACTTATAAAGATTCGAATGTCCTTGCAACGTTTTCAACATTCAGCGCCAATGAAATTGCATCAACTCTTTTAGAAAATTATAATGCCGACATCGCTATTGTAGTGAATCCATCCACACAGTATGTTTCATTTAGAAAGAAAAAGGATTCCCCAGCCAACATTAAATTCATGGCTGAAAACATTTGCAATGGCGGTGGAAGTGAACATGCAGCAGGAGGAAAGATCACTCAAAAATTCCTAGAATTCACCCAAACCCTTTCTGAGCACTAATATGGACCCATCCAACAATATTGAAGAATCAGAACAATCCCATTTATTCATGTGCTATTGCACATTTGTAATGAATTTACAAGGTAAGAAGATGTCAGTTCAGAATGTTTTTGTTTACACATTGCAAAATGAAAAAATGAAAAACTTTCTTAAGAGCATTTTGTGCATTGACACCGACTTTGAGATTGTTAGAGTATTCTTGGATTTCGATCCCTCCATATCAAAAAGCAAATACGTGACCAAATATCTCAACAACAAGAAAAAGAAAAAATGATATCCGAATTAGAAAAGCGCATTTATAATACCCATCTTGTAGCGAATCGTAAATCTAACAATCTACCTTACACACTTAAGAAAGATTTTAGTAAGTTACCAGAAGATGTGCAGATCGCATTGTCAAAGCTTGCCGCCTTTTTTGAAAAGCACAAGCATATTGACATGGATGACTTTTTTGAAGCGCCTTTCAAAATTCATACTGATGAAACCTATTTGGATTTGGATTTTTACAATTCGTTAAAGGCTGTCAAAACCTATTCAACATACATGAAATTTGTTGAAACAGACGATCCTGATTCCAGCGACTCTTTGATTCGTCTTCAAAAGAGTTTGAAATTTGTTCTGGACTTCTGTAAATTGCATGATATATCTTTGGAAGAATATTCTTCCTTCGTTGAAGGCGACAGCACACTCCCAGCCTACATCAACCATTTGAAAACGCATCACATCAATTTCTACACGATACATGCATTGACATTTTCAAAACCTGATGTAGAGTCTGACATATTAAATTTTATTTTCGGTGATTTTTGGAAGACATTTCAAACGACTCGGAATAAATACCAATGTTCGAAGAGGATGAAAGTCTTCGGAGAACAAGCAAAAACAAAACTAAAAACTAAACTAACTAAACTAAACTAAAAAATATGAGTAAACCTAAATTCAATGCAAGCATGTTCGAGAAGATTAAAGATGCCCTTAACAAGTCATCAGAAGGAAACAAGAGTAATGCATATGCAAATGTTATGAAGTTCCCAGCAGGGAAGACATACACCCTCCGATTGATTCCTAACTTGGACAATCCCGGTGAGAAAACCTTCTTCCACCACTACACACATGGTTGGAAGAGCAAGACGACTGGAAGTTATATTTCCACTCTTTCCTTGCAAACCTTTGGTGAGCGTGACCCGATCACCGAAACGTTTTGGAAGTTCATCAAGAGCGCAGACCCAGCTGAAAAGGCACTTGGTAAACTGCTCAGTCGTAAAGAAAACTGGTTCGTTAACGTTTATGTGATTGATGATCCATCAACACCTGAAAACAACGGAACTGTTAAGATCCTTCGAGTTGGACCACAAATCAAGAAGATCATCGATGATGCTCTTACTGGTGACGGTGCTGACGAGTTCGGTATTCGTATTTTCGATCTAGGTCCAGAAGGTGCAAACCTTAAGATCAAGGCCGAAACAAGTGGTGATTACACCACGTTCGCTTCCTCTGGCTTCTACAACAAGCCAACTCTCAATCTTAGCGATGATGAAATCGAAAAGATCTATGAAAGCGTTCACGATCTGGAGCAAATCCACCCGGTCAAGACATTTGATGAACTTCAAGAAATTCTTGATATTCATTTCTATGGCAAGACCCCTGAAGTCGCTGCAAATAAGCCAGCAGCAACTCCTAAGTCATCTGGTGCAGCTTCCTCCGCGAAGTCTGATGACTCTGATGACTTGACTGATGACATTCCTTTTGATTTCGACGCCAAGTCGAATAAGAAGGAAACCCCAACATCAGATGATGAAATCGATAGATTGCTTGGCGAACTAAACGAAGACTAATTATGCTATCACCAGAAGACAAAAAATTACTATTGGACTTTGCTGGCCCGATCTTTCAGGAAAGCAAAGAAATCGACGGTATGTATTACAACGATGCTAGACCAAAGGTTAATGGATATGTCGATGGTGGAATAGCTACGGGAATTAAAGATGCCCTTGAGCGAGATTTGCGTCAAACTCAAGGGCATTATGCCCCTCCTGCTCCTCCACAAGATCACATTTACCTTCAGCCTCCAGCATTGCCACAACACGCAATGCCGCAGCCTGTAATGCAGCCACAGCAACATATAATGGCTCAACCAGCGTATCCGCAAGATGATTCGCAGATGGAGTTTAATTTTAATGTATCGGAGCAACAGAAGACAAATTCGTTGCTTGAAAAGCAGAATAAACTACTGTCTGAATTGACAGACAAAATGACCAGATTGGTCGAGATTTTTGAAAAACTAAAAGACGATGACTAAACTTACATTTAACAAAGCCAACTTATTGTATTTGTTGGATTCTTTGTCTAAAATAAATGATAGTTGCATCCTTCATATCAAAGAAGATCAAGCTTATGCAGTAGCCGTTAGCGAAGATGCCAGTTTTATTTTATGGGGAAGCATTTCAGGAGAGTTTGGAATTGAAACCATTTTGAATTTGCCTTCATTGACAAAGCTGGGAAATGCTTTGAAAGTGGCAGGTAATGAAACTGAGGTCACATTGATCTTGAATAAGAACAATCTCGAATATCGAGGAGGTAATATCAAATTCAAATATCATCTGTATGATGAAGGTATCTTATCAAAGCCAAAAACAAGCCTTGAGAAGATTCAAAGCATATCGTATGATATCAATATCGATTTTACCAAAACCTTTCTCAAGGGATTGTTGAAAACAAGCTCAATGTTCTCTGGAATAGGCAAGTTGTATATCCACACAGTTGATGGTAAAGTTACGTGGTCGTTGCAGGACAAAACCCTGACAAATAGTGACATGTATGCTTACAGCGGTGATGAAGTTGATTTCGAATTGAGCGATTTCATTTTAAATTTAGACAATCTTAGAATGATAACACTCGCAGCCGAAGAAAATCTCAAATTAAATATCAATACAAGCTATGGAATTGGTAATTTGAAGTTGATTAATGGCGATGTGACACTAAATTATATATTATCGAGCCTTGTCAAATGAAACAGAAAAACAAAATCACAACATGCGGGTATTTCCTTAAGCGTTTAAGAGATAGTGGATTCATAGCAATCCGAATATTCAAAGATTATGGAGATCATGATCCGCGCAAGTGGACCATTATGGTCGATCCTAAGAATACAAGCTTGCTGATAACATGCTATGAAAACAAAGAATCTCAAGGAGAATTTATGTTTGAGTTCAATGATGGAGGTAATCTTTTCCCAAAGAACTTCAATTTGAAAACAAATTCCATGGAAGTCATCGTAACTGTATTGATTGAACGTAATGTTAATCAAAAAGCAGACGATG